CCGCCCTCGAGGCGGACGATGGTGGTGTGCGCGACGCCGGCCAGCTTGGCCAGGTCGCGTTGCGAGAGCGCGCGGCGCGTGCGCAGCGTTTTGAGGTTGGCCAGAGCGGGCACCGTTGTCACAGTAGCGCATGGTACGCCGGCGGTCGCGTCACGGACTTGTGCGAGCATGCCATGATGATAGCACAGTGGTTGCATGACGATGCGATGGTGAGGTATTATTCCAGGCATGCAGAGCCTCAAGCTTCACGCTTACTTCACCTCCCCACACTTCAGCGACAGTCACGCGCCGACGCACTTCGAGTTCCGCCAGGACTTCCCCACCATCGAAGCTGCAACCGCCTTCGTGGCGCAGTTCCCGAAGACGACCAAGATGTTCACGTTCACGGTCCACACAAGCGAAGGCGGCAAGTACTACGGCGTCACCACCCGCGCGAACCTGACCAGCGACCGCAATAACGGCGGCGCCAATGAGACGGGGCTTCGCCGCTACCAGGCAGTCATCAAGGCCGCCGCCAAGCTCGGCGTCGACATCATCTGCGTCCCCAATGCCGCAAACGCCTACGAGACGCGCGAAGCGTTCGAGCAGGCAATCGGAGCCTCCCGATGATGGCAAAGCCCGCTTGCACCACCCCCGAGCTGCTCATCCTGCGCGGCGCGGACGTCGACGCCAGCCTCCCCCAGAACCAGGTCCTCGTCACTGGCAAGAAGATCGCCAAGAGCGACCGCTTCGGCCATCGCTACTTCCACACGCAGATCAAAGATGTCGCGACTGGCGTCGTCGCCAGCCACAGTCAATCGACCATCGCCGCCTACGCGCGCTGCTCCTGCGGTCGCGTCGCCTTCCATAAATAGGAGTCCCTCGTGAACTACACCCTCACCCTCACCGCTGACGAGCTGGAACTCGTTACCCGCACCCTGCGCGCCGCCGTCCGCCCCGGCCAGGGCGTCGTACGCGACACCGAGATCGACCCGGTCTGGAGCCTGATCTCCCGCCTCGAGACGGCCAACCCCGACGGCGCCGTCCTCACGGAGTACGAGAAGACACGGCGCTTTCGCCAGGCAGCGCGCGAGCGCGAGGCTCGGCGTCGCCTCCTGGCGAATTACCCGAACGGATTCTTCGCCGACCGCTGATGGCCATCACGATCGCGGCTGACGACCCCCGCGGCCCGGCCGCGATCGCGCTGGTGGTCGAGGACAAGTGGACACGTCACTTCGACCTGGCCACCCGCCGCGTGTGCTTTGACATTCCGTCCTCGCGCCCCGGGCGCAACTACCGCACCACCGCCGACGGGTGCACCTGCTCCGACCTGAAATACCGCCCCTGGATCGTCTGCAAGCACATGCTGGCGGTCCGCCTGCAGCTCGAGCTCGACGCTGAGGAGTACGCATTCTGATGACACTTGAAGGCACCGTCGAGTCGCGCAACGAGCGCGGCTTCAAGCTGAACGGCGACTGGCTGAACATCTCCAAGTTCCACGTCATCCACGACCTGCCCGCCGTCGGCGAGCAGGTCGCCGCCGAGGTCGACGGCAAAGGCTTTCTCAAGACCTGGTGGCGACTCCTGGACGACGAGCCAGCCGCGGCGCCCGCGAGCTCGCCGCGGCTCGAGGTCCTCAAACTGGCTGCGGGCTTCGCGGCCGGCCGCGAGGAGATCAAGTCCGCGGACGTGCTGCGCATCGCCGACTGCTGGCTCAAGTGGCTCGAGCAATGAAGCGCGTGCACGGAGTCTGGCCCCTGCTCATAGCAGGGGCCGTCGTCGTCCTTGGACTCTGGTGGGTGGGGATGACTTTGCTGCCCGCCCACGCGCCCTGGCTCCTGGTCTACGGTGCCTTCCTCTGGCCTATCGCTGCTGTGTCTGTAACGGCCACACTGCTCGGCCTCCAGGACTGATTCGCCGAACCGTCATAGAGCCTTTACACTTGCAGGATGTCGCCCAACTAAAAGGCCTCGGCGCCCAGCGCGCGAGGCCTTTTTTGGTAGGCGCCACACCTGGTTCGGAGGTGGAGCACCTAGTGGTCAGTGTAGCTTCAGAATTACCGCACATGGAGCGCGCGGTCCCGACACCCGGCAGTCGCTGGCTGCGAAAGAACGGCAAGCATCGCGACGCGGAAGTGGAAGTCACCGACTCGAACGGGCTGAGTGTCTTCTTCAAAAACATCGGCGGCGGCGCGAACATGGGCAACCAGAAGGTTGACCCGAGCAAGGTCTACACGCTGCCGTACGAGACCTTCCTGCGCCAGTACGTCCAGGGCACCGTCGGCGTGCATGGCGGCGGCCGCGCGTTTCGCCAGGTAAACCTGCCCAAGCCGCCTGTCTACGAAGCGCCGCCGGCCAATGGCAAGGTGGCCAGCGCTGACGAGATCACATCATTCACCGAAGACGTCACGCCAGCGCAGGCGCAGGCCTGGCTCGACCGCGGCGGACACAACCGCGTGACGACCAGGAGTCGCGTCTTGCGCTACGCGCGGGTCATGGCCAGTGGGCGCTGGAAGTTGAACGGCGAGGCCATCAAGCTCGACCGCAATGGGCTGATCATCGACGGCAAGCACCGCCTGCTGGCATGCGTCGAGTCCGGCGTCACCTTCCGCACCCTGGTCATCCGCGGGCTCGAGCCGGAAGTCTTCAGCGTGCTGGACATCGGCAAGACCAGAACTGCGGGCGACATCATGGGCATCGCTGGCTACAAAGAGCGCTCGGCAATCGCCTCAGCCGCACGCGGGCTGGTGATCATCGAAGCTACCGGGCGGCTCGACCCGCCCACACGACGCGAGCTTGATCCACTGCTGACCCACGACGCGCTGCTGCACTACGTCCAGGAGCACCCTGAAGTGGTCGAGGGCGTCCAGCTAGCAGCCCGGGTCAGAAATACCGGCGGGCTCTCCGGCGGCGCGGGGTTGCTGGGCATCCTGTTCACGCTGCTGCTGCGCGTTGACCCCGCGGATACCGAAGAGTTTGCCGAGAAGCTCACAACCGGCGCCGACCTTGGCCAGGACAGTCCTATCTTGCGCTTCCGCAATCGACTGATTTCCGACAGTCGCATGTCCGGCGCCATAACCGTCCGCGAGCACTTGCTCGCGTTGGGGATCAAGGCGTGGAATTTCTGGCGAGCTGGCGAAGAGATCCAGCAACTGACCTGGCACGCCGAGCGGACCACCGGTCGCCGCGGCGGCGAGGCCTTCCCGGTGCCGGCGTGAGAATCGTCGCCATGAACCGCACCGCCAGCATTGCCGAGGTGCTCACGCCGATCGTGTTGTGGGCGACCACCATCGTGATGATTGTCCACAACGAAAGCGCGCTCCCGGTTGCGCTCAGCGCCGGCAGTGCGGGCATGGTCTCAGGCGCGTACTTCGCGCGGTGGATCCACCGTCGCACCCAGGCTGAGCACGACGAGCGACTACTCGATCAAATCCTCAACGAGCTCGAGACGCGATGAGACTCAAGTTACTGACGCTGGGCGTCGCCATCATCGTCGCGCTGGCATTCAGACTGATCGGCTTCCCAGACATCTCGCGCGTGGTCACGGCGTTCCTGACTGGCGCCGGCATCGTGAGCGGTGCCGTCGCTGGCGCCGTCGGCATCATCGTCGCCGTGCTGATCTGGTGGGCCGTCGCCTACTTCGTAGCGAAGCAACTCTCGAGGCGTGATGTTCAAGCGCCTGGAGGAAGCTAATGGTTAGCTCGACCAAGTGCCCCGAAACAAGCAAGCGTATCTATCGGTCCCACGATGAGATCGTCCGAGACTGTGGTGACCGCTTTGAGCCGTATATGTGCCCATTCTGCCGTTACTGGCACCGGACTAGGACTGACGCCGAACGGCGTGCGACACGGCTATTCGGAAGGAGCAGCGATGACTATCAAAGATGAACCGTTCCGGGAGGCACTCGCGAAGAACGCTGATTCGGTGACTTACCGGCCACGCAATGTGCCCGAGTACTGGATGAATCTCGAACGCGAGAACAAAGAACTCCGCGCCGAGAACGAGCGGCTGCGGGCTGAGTTGGCACGCTGGAAACCATCGGAGTGCGGGAGGATCTATCCCGTGCCAGTGCCAGGCGAAGTAGTCAAGCACTGTACCCGAGAGGTAGACCACGATGGCCCCCACCAGACAGGTGACACGGTCTGGGGCTGGCTTGGCAACGATAAAAGATGGATAAGTCGACCAAGGACGATTCGGCACTGAGAGCCGCGCACATGGCACTGACTGAGCGCGCCCGCTCCGCTGAAGATGCCATCGAGCAGACGTGGCGGCCAGAAGTGAAAGCACTCCGCGCCGCACTAAACGAGGCCCTGGCGCAGAACGAGCGATTCAACACTCGCTACAGGGACAGTGAGGCCGAGAACGAGCGGCTGCGGGCTCGGATCATCATGCTGCTGTGCTGCCACTACGACGAGCACGAGCACCATGGGTCACCAACCTGCTTTGATATCCAGTCACCCACAGACGAATGGGAAACTGCGGCGCTGTTCCATGTTAGATGGACCGCTTGATAGAGCTAAGTGCCGTTAGAGCAGGTACGCCAGCGCGAGCCCTCCGATGAGCAGGCCGGTCTTGAGCTCCATCTGCCCAGTGGCCAGGAACACGACGTCGAGCACGAGCGCGAGGAGCGCGATGATTGCCCCGATCCACGAGCGAGCGATGGGGTAAGTGGGCAGTCCCTGCATTAGCGATTCGTCTCCCTTCCAAAGATAAAGCCGACAGCTGAGCCGATGACCACGAGCGCAGCCTTGGCCGTCTCGTCAGTCGTCGGGCTCACCACGATCCACGTCATCGCCAGAATCAGCGTGATTGCGATGATCGCCATCGCGATCGTTTTGACCAGCTCGAGCTGACCGTCGCCAGCGGACCCATCGGGCTCTGGCATCAGCACCCACAATGCCACCGACGAAGCCTGCGAAGGTGGGTAACCCGTGGTTGGTCAGCCAGTCGGCCAGCGCGAGCAGGCCGGTATTCGAGTCGCTCACACATCACGCGTTGTCGAGCCACACGCACGAGAAGGGTCCGAGCTGGTTGAACTGCTCGCGTGTCAGCGTGTCATAGACGCCGCAGTAGCCAGGTGCGGAATTGGCGATGTTCAGTACCCCACCGCCGGCGCCGCGAACCCCAATCCAGTGATACCAGGCGCCGCCTGAGGCCATCCCGGCGGTCTGGGAGTAGATCGCGTACGCCGAGTCGAAGCTCAGCCAGGACTGGTCGGAAGGGACCCCGTACTCAGCCAGGACACGCTGGAGCTGCGCGCCCGAGCCGTCCATCAGGCCGTATGTGGGGTTGATGTTCTGGGGCTGGCCGATTTCGGCGACAGCGCTCCACTCATCAGCGCCGGGGTTGACCTGAGTGGCCCGCTCGACCCAGGCCAAACTGCAAGCGGAGCAGGTCCACGACGCAGTCTGGCGCGGCATGGAGGTGTTCGGGTCGTAATTGCGCCACCAGTCGGGGCCGATGACCTCGCCGACCTCTGAGGTCAGCAGATAGTCAGCAACCGTCAGCGGTGCGAGTGTGGGATTAATCGCCAGCAAGAACGCCTCGACACTCGGCGGCGCACCGCTCCACTGCCCCTGCAGCATGGCGACCAGCGTCTGAACGGTGAGCGCCTGCTGCGCCTGGAGCTGGGTGATGTCCGCCGCCGTGGTCACGGCTGCTCGCTCTGCGTCACCGGCGGATCGCTGGTGATCATGCCCTGGAGCCCAGGGTCGATGGCGTACAGGTACGCCTCGACGGAGCCGGCGCCCGTCCACTGGCCGGCAAGCGCGGCCACCAGGGCCTGGACCGTGAGCGCCTGTTGCTGCTGGAGCTGGGTAATCTGGGCCAGCTCTTCGTCAGTCATGCGCCACCCCATTGGCGACGAGCTCGCCGAACTGCGGCACCGCTGGCGCCTCGACCTCAACCTCGCCGTTTTGCCAGTTGACCGTGACGCGATCGCCCTGGCCCAGATCGATGCCCGCGGCGAAGGCGACCGCCTCGAGGGAGCTCTTGACCAGATCCTGGGCGTCGTTCTGGACGAGCTGCGCGCGCTGGAGCGCGCCCTGCACCGCGGTGAAGCGCAGCTCGAGCGCGCGGAGCTGCGTCTGCGACTCGATCCTTGGCATCAGCCGCCCAGGTACAGACCCATCAGGCGTCGCGAGAACACGCCCAGGTCGCTGGCTGGCGTGTGGTCCACCAGGCCCTTGTACACATTGGCGACGGTGGCCATGTCAGTCGCCGCGCTCTTGATGTTGTCCACATCCGCCTGCTCATAGCTGAACGGTGGCTCAAGCAGTGTCGCATCGGGCGTCGCGTCCATGTACTGCTTGAACTGCAACGCCTGGTTGGCGAACGTCTCGATGTTGCGCGCCAGCGTGCCGACCTGATTGTCGAGTTGAAACTTGTCTACGGGTAGTCCTGCTGCCATCGGGGCCTCCTTAGGTCCAGTACGGGAAGTAACACGTCGAACCGTTGATCTGGAAACGCACCCACCCGATAGCGCCGGGGTTTGGGCCGAAACCGGAACCGCGGCTCAGCGGAAGTGTGGCGATCGCTCCGTTGCCCTGGCCAACCTCGCCGCCAAAGCCCACGCCGGTGCCGACAGGTGCGGTGCCCTGGCACAGGATGCCGTAGCCGCTCATGATCAACGGCGTGGTGACGTTGGTATTGACGGCCAGCGTGGCTGCGGCCAGGGTGGCCACGGTCAGTTTGTTGGCAGACACGTAGCCACTACCACCCTCGCTGAGCTGCCCGCCGCTCGGCCAGACGATCGCCGCGGACGCGCCCATCGACACACTGCCAGTCAGGAAGCTGCCGCCTGTCACGGAGAGCGTGGTCTGGCACGTCACGGCGCCGCTGAACACCGCCGTGTTCGCCGCCGCAACGGTCAACGGGCCGTTGACGGTCAGCGTGTTCGTTGCCGTGGTGCCCGGCGTGACGGTCAGTGCATTGATGTTGACGTAGCCGCCAGGGTAGTCGCTGATCGTGCCTCCGGAGGCGAACTTGAGCCCAGGATTGGCGCTCGGCCAGATCGTGGCATACGTGGTGATCGCCGGTGCCGCTGGGGCCCCCGCGTACGACAGGTTCATGTAGGCGGTAAGGCTCGTCGCCCCGCTATTCGCGGCGGCGCTGATGTTGATGTTCGAGCCTGAAACGGCGAGTTGCGAATACACCGCGCCGCCGCGGTTATAGCTCTGGAGCACGCCCTGGGACGTGCCAGTGTCGTAGTACAGCTCGAGCCCGGTGCCGGTCGCGGAGAATGCGGAGGTATGCCCCGTCGAGCGGAACCAATCCGGCATGTCGATGGCGCTCTTGATGCCGCCGCCGCTCACGCCGAGCCCTTTGCCGTTGGAGTGGTCGTGCTGGTCGACCGCCAGCGCCAGGGTCTGGACGTCCTCCTTCCTGAACAGGTCAGTACCGGCCGTCGCATAGGGGAACTGCAGCGTGCCGGTGTAGTTCGTAGCGGTGAGTCGAGCCATGCGCTGACCTCCCTAGACGGTCGTCGGTGACCACTGCACGGCCTTGACGTGCAGGCTGCCGCGCCAGGTGCGACCGACCTCGTCGAACGCCTGGCTGATCGAATAGTCGGTGAACGACAGGAGCTGCGTCGTCTCATTGGGCAACGTCACCGTCACCGCGCCGGGGTAGTCGACTGCCTTCTCGACCGCGCGCTGGATCTCGAGGCGCCCGATACGCAGCGGCACGCCATCGCGCCTGGCCAGCCCGTCGGCGCACAGGATGTCGCACTCCATCTGCATGTAGCGCGACGGACGCAACGCGTGGCCGACCGCGAACGCCGACACGAGTGGGCTCTGCGCTGCGGCGACATTCTGCAGGTGGACGCGGAAGGCGGCCAGCACCGCCGAGGCCGTCACCGGCAGCGCGAACTCTTCATAGATCTCCGAGTCGAACTGGTTCGGCAGCGTCGTCCAGGATGACAGGGTCGGGTCGAGCTTGTAGTCGATCGACACGAAATTGCTCGCATCCAGGAAGGTGCCCGTGACCGCGAAGTGGCGAATGCTCTTGACACTGGCGTGATACCCGCCGTGCCAGATCGGCAGGTCGACCCAGCCGTCGCCGACGTCGAACAGGAACGCCGTGCACGCCGCGGGATTGGGCGTGCACGGATTGACCAGGTAGCCCAGCGTGCCGTCGGAGAGCCCCACCCACGTCCGTGTATGCCCGCTTGGAGCGTCGACGGAGCTCTCGAACAGCGCCTGGATCACCACCCCTGGCAGCCCGTGGATCAAGCTGCCGTGCCACACGTCGACGCGCTGTGGACCGCTGGCCTGCGAGCTCAGCGCCGAGGCCTGGCTGCCAGGCACGAAGCCGCCGAGCTTCATCAGGTAACTGACCTGGGTGTCGGGGTTGTACAGACCCGTGTAGGCAAACATGTTGCCCACGCCGCAGAACGCCGTCGTGAGGCCGCGGACCGGGCCATCGTTGTTGATCAGCTTTTCAGGGCCGACGTCGCTCAGGCTCAGGTCGGTGTCGAGGCGGAAGAAGCTGCGGCCGTAGCTGATGTACAGCGAGTTTTCGAACTGGCCGGCGTACTTGCCGTTGTCGAGGCGTTTGGCGAACTTGAGGAACGGGAACAGGCTATGGTCGTCACCGTTGGCGTCCAGGGTGTAGATGCCGTCGGTTTTGCAGATGATCATGACACCGCTAGCGGTCTGCAGCAGGTTCGTGATCGGTGAGCCCTTGTCGCCGGCGCGGAAGATGAGACTGGTGTAGTTCGCCTCGAGCGTCGGGTTGGCGTTGGTGTCGCATTTGCGGAGCTGGTTGACGTCGTCGGCCCACCACCACTCGCGACCGATAGCCAGGAACGCCAGCGCGGCGAAGGTCGGCATTGGCGTGAAGGTGGCGCCGTCGGCGGTGTACTGCGCCGGCCCCGAGCTCAGCGCGAACCAGGCGCGCTGGATGCCGTCGAAGTTCGAGGTGAACACGGCCACATTCAGCACGCTGACGCCGGCGCCGAAGTCCTTGACGACCGCCCAGGTGTTGGCGCCCGCGGTCTTCTTGAGCACGTAGCGTCCGTTGGCCTCGTACAGCGCGCCGCCGAGCTCGAAGAAGGCACGGATGCCGTTGGTCGCGTCGCGCGTGGGCGGCGCGTAGCTGGAGAGCTGCGGGCCCTTGCACCACGGCCAGACGCTCAGGTCGACGCCCATCGCCTGGCTGTAGCGGTAGTCCTGCCACTTCTCCTGGACCTGGAGCCCGATACCCAGTGCCAGGCTCTCATACGGCTCCTGGCGGTCCGACTGCGGCGAGGTGCCGCCGTAGCTGAAGTCGGGCGGCACCACCTGGCTGAGGTCCTGGCTCTTGGAGCTCACAAGCTGCGGCGCGCCTGGCTTCGTTTGGCCGAGCAGCAAGCCCGTGCCGTCGATGATGATGTGGAACGGCCACGGCTCACGGCGGGTGTAGTACGCCATCAGTAGCTCATGGCCGGCGGCCCAAAGCTGCGTCGCCGCTTGAACGTCCTGGCCGGCAGTGGCGCGGTGAAGTGTTCGCGCGTCTTGTCGGAAAACCACGCCGCGGCGGTCTGTTGGTCGCGCACCAGGCGCTGGTTCGATAGCGGCTCGAGCAGGTGTCCGTAGCGCCGCCAGGCGATCGTCAGCGCCGACGCGGTCAGCCACTCACGCTCGACGGGGCTTTCGTCGTCCTCCAACCGGAGGCCGCTCTGTTCACCGAAGATGCCGCCGGCCTTGCGGCAGTGGTCGTAGGCGCGCTTGAGGCAGCGCAGGTAGATGAGCTCGCCCTGGATGAAGCTGCGCGTCCAGGTGTTGAGATAGAAGCTGCCGCCGTCGCGCTCGACCTGGCCGCGGACAACGCGCTCGAACGGGTCAGTCGCATTGCGATCTTCAAACGGAGCCAGGTAGCCAACCTGCAGGATGTCGGTTGAATCCTGCAGCCAGGGAGTGACCACCGACAGGTCGTGGCGCGTCATGCCTTCGACGGGTTGGCACACCACCTCGACGATGAGCCAGCACTGCTTGAGGCCGTCGTTGATGATGCGGTGCGTCGTTGGCACATCGAACGGGCCCAGGATCTCGAAGCGCTCGCCGATGCCGTCGGTGCCCATGCCCTCCAGGTCCTCGTACAGGTAGCCCGGCGGGTCGGCCTCCCAATCGTGATAGGTGTAGCCCTCGAGGAAGTCGTAGGTGTTGCCGGTGTCCAGCGAGAACATCGGGAAGATCCACGGCAGGTCGGGCGTGACGGTGCCCGTGGACGGGTCGTACGTCATCACGTAGCGGTTGATGTCGTGCGGATCCGCCGCCGTGGGGCGATACAGCGGACGGTCGACCAGGCTGGTGCTGATCGCCTGGCCGGAGCGAATGGGGTAGTCCGAGCACATCAGATGGGTCGTGCCGGAGCCCGAGGTCGCGCGGACCTCATAGCTCTCGGGCCCAACGTACGGCCCGCACTCGACGCTGAACATGGAGCGGTACTGCGCCAGGCTAGGCATGCTCACCCCGCATAGGTCAGATCCTCGATGGAATTCGGAATCGTCTTGGCCTCGAGCGCCGTCACGCGCGCGACCAGCGCGTTGAACGCCGCGAGTGTCACCGCTGGATCCGCCCAGATGGTTGCGAAGTCAGCCGCGGTCTGCTTGGTCAGGATCTGACTCGTCGCGCCGCCTGTCGGCACGCCTTGGCCTGGAGGCCCCTGGGAGCCCGCTGGGCCCTGCGCGCCGGTGGCCCCTGTCGCACCAGCGGGTCCGGTCGCACCCGTGCCCCCTGTGGCGCCCTGAGGGCCCTGCGCGCCCGTCGGACCCGGATCACCCTGGGGCCCCTGCGCGCCGGTAGCGCCGGGCGGGCCCATTGGGCCCTGCGGCCCGGGAGGGCCCATGGGGCCTGGCGGGCCCTCCCAGGCCGGCGGGTTCTCCGGCGTGATGGGCGTCAGCGGCGGCGGCAGACTGCCAGGCACCTGTAGCGGCGGACCGCCGACTGGCACGATCGGCTGCAGCGGCGGCGCGGCCGAGGGTGTACCGGGGCTGTACGGCGGTGCCTCAGTCATCGTCGAGGGTGACGTCGATCACCCGAGCCCCCTTGCGCTTGATGATGATCGGCACGCGTACGCCGCCCTGGCTGGCACGGTTGTCGCGCGCGGACACCGCCTCGGAGATCTGGCGGTAGACGCGCGCATAGTCGGCCTCACGAACCAGCCCGGCCTCCACCATGGCCTGCTCGCGCGGCATGGCCAACCACGCCTCAGCGTCGATGACGTCGGGCGTGTTGGCGTCGCCGACGCGCATGCCATCCAGGCAGAAGCCATCGCGATCGACGCGCTCGACGTACTCGCGCGGCAGCAGCTTGACCGTGTCCTCGACGGCGGCCTGATCGCGGCGGTACAGGCGCTTGCCGTCGGCGAGCACGATCCTGAAGAAGTCGCGCTCGCCGCCGCCAAAGGTGCACAGATCCCGGTGAATGGTGACGACCAGGAGCTGCTCCGCGCGCGCATCGGTCATGCCGTGGTGAATGCCAGCGTCTGCGAGAACGACGTCCCATTCGCGTTCATGGCGTTGACCTGGTAGTAGTAGACCTTGCCCGTGACCAGGCCGCTGAGCGCGATGCTCTGCGCGCCGGCCGCAGCCGAAGCCGCGGCCGTTGAACTGCCCAGCGGGATGGTTTGGCCGTAGTTCACGCGCGCCGGTTGAGATGGCAGCGAGCTCAGGGTGAAGTTGATCGTCGCCGCCGTCGCCGTGATGCCCGACACCGAGATGGCGCTGATAACCACACCGCCGGGCGGCACGGTCGCCGACTGACCCTGGCCCGGGCGCGTGCCACTGATCGTGCCCCATTCGCCCTTCGATGCGTCGGTCGGCCAACTGGCAGGCTTGGCCAGGCCCTCGTTGCCGGCCCAGTCCACGGGCGTGTGGGTCCACAGTCCCTGAGCCGCGCCGACCTGGTTCTCGATGTCAGCCGGCGTCACGAGCTCGCCCTGGCAACCTTGAAGCCTTTCGACTCGTAGTACGGGACGCTGGCGGTCTGCGCCTCGAACGTGGTGCCGTCAGGCTTGGTCATGGTCGTCGTGCCCTGCGGGATCTGAGCATCGGGACCGCTCACCGCATCGGCGTACAGGTTGGGCTTGAGGTCAAGCACCTCCTTCGGACTGGCCGCGGCGGGTGGGAAGACGTACTCGTTGCTGCCCAGCGGGATCGGCGGCTGCGCCGGGCTGGGATCGACGACAGGCGGGTCTTTCTTTTCGGTCATGCGGCTGATCCTCGTGGGCGCCTACGCGCCTGGTCGATCGGGTCGTAGCCCTGGCCCTGGATGATCTTGGCCTGCAGCTCCTCGAGGGATACCGTGGCGCTGGTCTCCACGCCGGCCATCAGGCGCGCATCGGCGGCCTCCTCGCGAGCTTGCGTGCGCTTCGGCAGGATGACGCGGATATCTTTGCCTGTGTCTGTCTTGATTTCCTTGAGATAGTCGCGAATCTCTTCGACGGAATAGTCGTCAAAGGTGTCCTCGAGGTTCAGGTCGCGGTAGCGCTCGCCGGCGCGGCGAATGGCGTTGATGAGCGCCGCCTTGGTGCGCTGCTCCTCGAGGATCCTGGGGCGCTCGAGCTGCAGCCACTGCTGCTCCTCACTGATACCGCCCTGGCGGCCAGGCGCCTGGCCGAGCATCTTGTAGCCCTTGTCCTGGTAGTACGCGCGGTTTTGCGGGTCGCCCTGCAACTGCACCACCGTGCCGTCAGGCTTGAGGAACCAGCGCAGCGGGTAGTTGTAGTTCTGGCCGCGGCGCGGCTGGCTGGCCTGGGGCGGCGTACTTTGCAGCAGGCCGTCCAGGAAGGTGTTACCCGTGGTCTCCTGAGGCACGGTGTCAGTCATGGCTTAGCTGGCTCCGTTCACGAGGATGCCGAAGTTGTCGCGCATCTCCTGGTGGCCGTAGATAACCTCCGACGCCAGCTTCCACGTGAAGAAGTCGATGTCGTAGAAGATGTGCGTCTTCGGCGTGCGCTGCTCGACGAGCGCGAGCGCGTCGCGGTGGAAGATCGAGTTGTTCGCCTGGCCGGCGGCCGGCTTGACCAGGTTGGTGGTGACCTTGAGCGTGAGGCCGTACATCTCGCCCAGCACGCCGTTCTTGACGGGCATGTTGCCCGTGCCGATGTACAGCGCGTTGCTCCAACGATCGAGCGCGAGCTTGGCGACCTTCTCGGCCGGCGTCATGATGAAAAAGCGGTCGTCTTGCGGCACGTCCGCGTCGTCGAGCAGCTTGACGGCGCCGAGTACGTTGGCGTCGGAGGCCGCAGTGCCGAGGGTGCCGACCGTCTGCGAGAAACCGGCAAAGTCCGCAGCGAGCTTGCTGTCGATGTCCCTGGCGAGCGCGTAGCCGAGCTTGCGCTGGTACTCGTTCTGCAGGTCGACGTTCGACTGGACCTTGACGATATCTTCGATGCCGAGCGCCGCGTACGACCAGATGTTGAGCACGATGGTGACGGCGGTCTCGGCCACGGTCTCGTAAACGATCGCGGTGTTCTCCGCCTTGGCGCGCGCGGCGAGATTGCCGATGCTGGCGACCTTGACGCTCTTGCCGACGCTGGCGTCGTCCTCGAAGCCTCGGTTCACCGAGTCAGCGATGACCAGATTCGATTCGGTCGCGCGCAGCACCTGCTTGCTCCAGATATCTGGCGAGAAGATGCCGTCGGCGATGGTTTTGTCGACGAACTCTGAGGCCCCAGTGGCCATGTTGAACTCCCTGGCGTCTCACCCTTTTGGGGTGAGGAGATCAGCGCCGGGAAACGTCGATGCCGCGTGTCAGACGGACTCGTACCCCGTTGCGCGCTTTACCGTTCTCGTCGAAGTACCGCTCGTATTCCGCCAGCGTCATGCGTTCGATCTCGGCGTCCGTGATCTCGCGGACTCCTGGGCTCGGTCCACCTTCTCGCTCTGGCGTGGGCTCAGCGCCGACGGTGGCGTTGAGCGCGGTCTTTTCCAGCGCCCCCTGGCGCTTGCGGATCTCGGCCTCGACGGCGTGTTTGACGCCCAGGTCATGCAGTGCTTTGAAGTACTCCGCGGTAGTGGAGTACATCCTGCCCGACACTTCTTTCTGGACTTCATCCGGCAAGGTCATCTGGAACTCGGTGACGCTGCGCATGAAGGGCTCGCTCGCCTGGAGCTGGGCCTGCTGCTGCGCGATTTGCTCCTGGGTCTGGCTCTCGAGCTCACCCAGACGGTAGTAGTCTCCCCGCCGCCACGCCTCCTGCTTTTCCCGCGCAGCCTCCTCGATCGCACGCTGGGCGGCTTGCTCGCGGGATGCCCGCTGGGCCATGTTGCCGAGCCAGCCTGCAATCTGGGGATGCTTGAGCAGGTCGTCAAGGGGAGCGTTTTTGAGAATGGTGCCCAGCGCCGTTTGCGGGTCCGTCGACTCGCGCACAGCTTGCATCCACTCCGGCGGCGAGGTGCCTTCGGGCGAAGAATCGGGCTGGGAATTGGAGGCGCCCGGCTCTCCGCCCTCCGGCGACTCGGGGGCCCGCGAGGCTCCGGGAGGGGAGCCAACCTCCGAGTCGCGCGAGGAGCGGCGTTGAAACCGTCCTCGCGCGTCACGTGATGCGGCGTCCTGGCGTTCAGCTTGCTGGTCCGCCTCGGCCGCGCGTGTAGTCTCGACCTCTTCGAGGAGGTCCGGGTGGACCCCTCGATCCGACATCGTCACGGCTTCTTGCCTCGCGATGTCTTCGGCAGCTTCTTGACGTCGACGCCCTTCAATTTGTTGCGCGCCTCGCTGGGCTTGAAGCCTGGCACCTGGCCGCCCGCCGCGGCGCCAAACAGGCGCGCCTGCGCCTGCGAGGTGGGCTTCTTGTATGGCTTGTTGCCTGGCATCAGATCGTCGGTCGCTTTACTGTCCCGAATGTAGCGGGTGCTTGAAATCCCGGCAACGTGTTTTTGAGCTGCGCGTAGGCGTCGGTGGGGTCGATGCCGTACTTCTCCTGCATGCCCTGCAGCACCAGGTTCTGGGTGCTCTGCGGCGCCTTGAAGAACTGCACCGAGTTCATCTTGTTCGGCGTCGGGATGGCGTCCATGACCTGGTTCATGCCCTGGGTGTTCGCGGCGGGGCTGCGGATGTCGTCGATCATCTGCTGCAGGTAGCCCAGGCCGGCACCGCCACCGGAGGCCGGCAGTCCGGCCTGGGCGGCGGCTTGCGCCTGGCCGGCCTGGCCGAGGCCGTTGACGGTCTGCGTCTGGCCGAAGCCCGAGACCGCGCCGTTGCCGAGGAGCTGGTTCAACTGCCCCATCGCCTGCTGCTGCTTGAACGGATTGGCCTGCATCTGATTGATCAGGCTGACCAGGCCGGTGCCCTGGTTGTATTGCTGCTGCTGCGCCCCGAGCGTGCTCTGGCCGACGTTGGGCATGTTCACGCCGGCCTGGCCCTGCTCACCAGGCCTGAGCGGGGTGTAGTACTGGCCGTACATCTGCGCCAGGTCCTGCCCCTGCGTGAAGTACTGGTTCTGCGCCTGCAGCGTCTCCTGCGGCGTGCCCGAGTCGCCCGGCAGCGTGACGTTATTGGCGGCGGCCCACTCGCGAATGGCCTTGTTCGAGTCACCGACCCACTTGTTCATGGCGGCATTCCAGTCCGAGCCGTTGGACATGAAGTACGCCTGCTGGGTGCCCTGGTCCAGGTCGCTGAACTTGCCGCCGTTGAGGTTGGTGCCGGGCGGCATGACCGCCGCCGGGCGCGCGTACATGCCCGTCACACCGCTCTCCGCCAGCGCTGAGTTCTGCGCCTGGGCGTTGAGGTTGGCGTAGGTCGAGAGGCCCTGGAGCGTCTGCTGGGGCAGATTCTGCGGCGGCGCCCGCTCGAGCATGATGGCGTTCTGGGCGGTCGTCGTCGGCATCTTCGACAGGTCGCCGTCCCAGCCCATAGCGCGCGCCTGGGGGATGTTGACACGCATGAGCTGACCGCTCGGCTGCACGTAGCTGATCTGCACGTCACCGTACTGCGTCGTGTCGTACGTGCCCGGGTCCAGGCGCACAAAGGTGCCAGGCAGCCACTGGCTCTGCGCCGGCTGGGCGTACCACCCGGTGAGCCCAGCCGAGCCCTGGGCGGTCTGCGCCTGCTGCGCGAGCTCCGACTGCGTCTGCCCCATCGTCAGGCCACTGAAGCCAGGGATGTAGCCCACCGAACCGACCGCCTGACTGGCGGCCAGCGAGCTCGCGGTCTGCGGCGCGAGCACGCCCGGGCCGAAGTTCTGACCGTACGTGCCGGCCATGGTGTTGCCGAAGTTGAGATTGAACTCGCGGATGAGCTCCTGGAACTGCGCCATGTTGCCCGAGGCGCTGGCCCCGCCGACCAGGTTCAGGAAGCTCGCGATGTCTGCTGCGCTTGGCGTACCACCACCTCCATTCGTCGTCTGCGGAGCCCAGCCCATATCGGCGGCACCGTTGGCTTGTTGCTGCGCGGTCGCTGCGCCGGCGCCGCTGGGTTTCTGCCCCGCGGCGTACTGCGCGCGGCCGTCAGGTGTATCCGCGTAACCCGCTGCGTTGAGCTGGGCCGTGCTGGGCATCAGCGTGTGGCCGGCGCAACGAATGGCGCCAGGGGCACGTACGGGATGGTCATGCCTGGGCCGGTGTTGAGCATCGGACTGGCGGCCAGATTGGCCGGCAGACCCACCGCCGAGTTGAGCTGCGCGCGATTCCACGGCGTGTCAGGCAGCCCGCGGGCGTTCAGTGCAGCGGTGCTGTTCTGGCCACCGGGGCTGGCCAGCGCCGCCAGTTGCTGCTGCGCCTGCAGCGCCTGGTTGACGGTGTCGGTCGTCTGCTGCCCCTGCGCCGTGCCCGTGTTGGGGGCCACAATGGCCGTGCTGACCGCGTTGGGGTTGACCGCAGCGCCACCGCCTGTGGTTCCTCCGGTGGTCGCTGCAGCCGCCCCTGCGCCGCCTGGGGCACCGGTATCGCCAGGCGACCAGTCACGTCCGGTCATCTGCTTGAAGGCGTCCATCAGCGGCTTGACCATGGTGTACATCTGCTGACTGGCGACCTGGTTCTGGCTGATGGCCGGGTTGGCCGCCTGGACCATCGCCGCCGCCGAGTCGTACACCCCCTGACCACCGCCCAGGTCGGTCAGGAACGGCTTGACGCCAGCCGCGAACGCCTCGCCGGCGCCCGACGGCCAATTCAGGATGCTCTTGTTCTGCGCCGCTCCCAGCGCCTGGCCGAACATGTTCGCGCCGGCGTTGACGCGCGTGTTCAAGATGTCGCCGCCGGTGCGCGCGTTGGTGCTCGTCGTCGTCTGCTGGTTGGTCGTCATCGACGACAGCGCGTTCAGCGCGGCGGTGTCCTTCTGTGCCTGCGCGGTGGCGACAGCTTGCGCTTCGGCCGCCTGGTTGTGGCGCGTCGTCTCCTGGCCCTCGACGCCGCGCAGACGGTTGCTCTCGACCTGCGCCGCAGCGGTGGCCTGTGCCGCCTCGTTGGTTTGCTGCTGCTGGAGCTCACTCAGCGCGATGCGGCGGTCGTTCTGCTTGTTGACGTAGTCGTTCTGCAGCTCGAGCGCCTTTTGCTTCTGCTCCTCGGTTGCCTGGCCCGCCTGGGCGACCTGCACACGCAGGTCGTCGACCTTAGCCTGGTGCTCGGCCGCCTCGCGCTGAGTGACCGCGTTCATCGCCGCGATCTCGTTGGACCGCATCGAATTGGCGTTGTTGTTGCTGGCGACCTGCAGCGCGTTGTCGATCTGCTGCTGCGTCAGGCTGTTCTTGACGCCCTGATCCTTGATGTCGGCGACTTCCTTGTCGGTCAGCGCCAGGCCGGTCTTGGCCTTGTTGGCGTCGCGCTCCTGGTTCTCCTGCTGGATCTTCTCCAGGTTCGCGCGCGCGGTGTCCGCCGCGGCCTGCGCGGTGGTCAGCGCGGCCTTGTTCTGGTCGGAAGTCGGCGACTGCGGCTTGACCGTCTGCTCGACGCCGTAGATGTCCCAGTCGACCTGGTCCATCGGCATCGAGGCGGGGTCCGTGCCCGCCTTGGGCGTGATGGTGATGGTGCGGACTTCGCCCTCGGGACCGGTGGCAGTGACGGTGTACTGGTTGCCCTGGACCGTCGCGCCGGTCGAGTCACGCTTGCGCACGGGCGGACTGGAGATCTGCCAGCCCGTGACGTTCGCCAGCCCCAGCGCGGCCTTCAGGAAGGCTTCGGTGTTGTAGCGAGACTTGTCGCCACGGTCCGACGGATTGGTCTGCACGGCCGTGCCATTGCCCTGCGTCGGTGTCAGTCCGCTGGCAGCCGGCTCGCCGACCGTGCCGTTTTCATTCAGGACCGGGTTCTCGGCCATCAGCGACTCCCTGCGGGCTGCAGCTTACCCGCGACGCGGGTGCTGGCCTGATCCATGCGACGGTCAATCTCGGCGTCTGGGGTGATGCTGGCCCAGATGTTGGCCGCGCGGTCGTCGTAGCGCGACATGATGCGCGTGAGTGCGCGCGCCTGCTCGTTGGGCGTCATTGTCTTCCACTCGGACGAGTTGACGAGCTCACTGGCGGCCTGGTCGATGAGCTTGCCACGCTCGACGGCGACCTTGCGCTGCTCGTCCTCACTGAGGGTGATCACGCGGCCACTGCGCGTGATCTCCTTCGGCGCGCGCGTCGGGTCTGGGATCGAGTACCCGTTGCGCTCGAGCTCGTTGATGGCCGTTTGGACGCTGCTGACCGGCCGTGTCTGCATGCCGATGAGCTCGCCGAGGCCGGCCGATCGGCGCTGCTCGGGCTGGCCGCTGGTCATCACGGGCGTGGGCGGCAGCATGCTCTCCACGCCGGGGATCTTGGCCTGCTGGCGCTCGAGCACCGCGCGCAGTCCCTCGTTGCTCGGATCGCGCAGGATGGGGTCCCACGCCGCGGTGGCCTGATTCAGCGCCGCGCTGGCCGGCAAGTAGCGATCGGTGTAGCTGGCGCCGAGCTGGCCGAGCGCGCCCATGGCATTGCCCTCGCCGACCTGGTTGAGCACCTTGATCATGTCCGCGGCGTAGAACTGGTTGCTCAGTGCCTTGAGCGAGGCGTTGCCCACCGCGTTGATGTAGTTCGGGTTGGGCTTGTTGCCCTCGCGCTGCACGCCCTCGACGATCGCCGCCGGCAGCGCGATCGGCGCGGCCCACGGGCCCCAGCTCGAGTAGTCGTACCACTGCCCGTTCAACTTGATGCCGTTGGGGTGCTCTTTGTCGTCGGGGCCGCGGATATTGCCGTTGGCGATGTTGCTGAGGATCGCCGAGGAGATCACGCTCTGCGTCAGCGCGTCACCCATGGCACGGCGAGCCGCCTCGGGGTCGCCCCTGGCGAAGTGGAAGCCCGCGCGCGTGAGCGCCTCGAGCTCGCCGATGCCTGGCGTGCGCCGCAGGCCGATGTTCCAGATGCGGTCCGGCACGCCCGAGAACGGCACCAGCGCGTCGACAAGGAGGCCGAGCGCCTGCTTGCCGTACGCCTGGGCGCGCGGCCCGAGGCCGGGGTCCGTCGGGGTTGCTGCGAGCAGGTCGCCCTTGAAGTGGCTGATCGCGCTGCCGATGCCCGTACCACTGTTCTCGCCGAAGACCGACATGGCGCCGCTGCGCTGCCCCGCAGCGTCGATGCGCGCCTGATTCGAGGAGAGCACCTGACTCGCAACCATGCCTGGGTTCTCTCGCAACAGACGACTGCCTTCCTGTCCGGCACCCATGGCCCACCCCAGCGTGCGGAAGAAGTCGTCCGTGGCGCTCAGGATGCGGAAGAACGGCAGGAACTTGCTGGTATCGCCGGCCGTCATGGTGGTCTGGCCCGTGGCCATCGCATTCGCGAAGTTGCGGATCGCGTCGGGCACCGCGTGGCCGGCCATCTTGATGCCTGCCATCGCATCATCCTCGCGGCCGGAGAGCGCGGCGACCACGGGCTGGCGCGCGAGCTCGGCGAGCTGGGTCGCGATGTTGCTCACCGACGTCTTTGCGCCGCTCAGCAGATTCTGCTTGGTGTAGGCGCTGACCATCTGGCCAGGCGTCATCGACGGCCGTGGCGTGCCCGGGAACGGGCGCGCAATCGGCGTTCGCTGGGCGGCCAGGTCGGCGTAGCGCGGGACGTTGCGCCCGGCGAGCGCGAGCGCGGTGCCTGGTGCCGCGGAGCCGAGCACGCCGCCGGCAATGTCGCGGCCAAAGCGGCCCCAGGGGTCGGACTTGTCCTGTTCGGACATCGTGCCTTCCTGGGACGCGACGCCGGCCGCGGCGCCGCCGAGGCGCAGAGCGGCCCGCGGGTCGATCGAGCCGGCTTCGGAGCCCTCGCCGGTTAGGAAGTTGCCGAGTCGGGAGCCGACGTTTGCGGCGCTTGGAAGCTCTGGGCTGGGCCCTGGGGCCCCTGCGGCGAGGTCACGGACGGCGGCAGAGGTGCCTGCTGCTGCGGCGTCGCCGCCTTCGCCCCGGACGGTGGCGGCGAGAGGATGCGCCAGGTCCCAGAAAGCTTGGGCCCTTTGGGATCGGTTGATGACGTCTGCGTAATCTTCACCGTTCGGCCTCGATTCCCAGTCGTTGGTGAGGGTCGTCGTGTCAGCCCGTACGCGGGTGCGGGTGAGTGACTCGTCGCCTGGCAGAGATTCTAACGCAGCATCGACGGCCTTATGGAACTCAGGATTCGGGGCGCCGACCCACTGCCCGGCGGTCTTCGGCTGGCCTGGCACATTCGGCTGGCGGTTGAACTCGCCATCGTGATTGATGATCCAGGCGCCGTTGTCGGTCGGCGTGATGCTGACCTTGTCACCGAGCTGCTGCTGGAGGTGAGCGACCTCATCGTCCGTGATCTGGCGCCCCATGTTGACCACGACGCCGTTGGAGTCGCGCGCCGGCGCGCCCTCGAACACACGCGCCCAGGAGATCTCGGGCAGCTTCTGCAGCCAGGCCTTGGCCGCGGCGTAGGCCGAGACGGTCTGTGCCGCGGCGCGGCTGACCATACCCGCGTTTTCGGGGATGTTCTCCGTCATCACCTCGCTGGGCTTCTTCGGATTGCGGATGGCATTGCCCGCCTCGTCGTACAGCGTGCGCGAGCCCTTCTCGGCCGGCAGCGCGGGCGCGCCCTCCTGGCCAAAGAGGCCGAAAACGCGACGGAGCTGGTCGCCGACGCCGCTGGCCTCGAGGTCACCGCCGACACGGCCAGCGCGCTCGGCCAGGCCGGTGCCGTAGTGGTAGCCGGCCTCGCCGAGCGCGGTGCCTTCCGTGCCGGCCTTGAAGGCGGACCAGATCGCCGCCTGGACCTGGTCGGGGCGCCAGCCGAGCTCCTTGGCCACGTTCTCGATCGCGCGCTGTGCGAACTCGTACTGGCCCTGCGGGCCGAGCGTGGGCACGTCCTTGAGGTACTTCAGCGCGCGCATCATCCAGATGTCGATGGTCGTGCCTGTCTGGCCGTCCTCTTTACCCATCGACTTCCAGACGTCGTTGTCGATGTGGTACATGAGGTTGCGGTAGAAGTTGTTGGTCTTGCGGCCGTCCCAGTTTTTGCCGTCCACCAGGAGCTCGGTCGCCTTCTTGTCGAGCTGGCCCTTGCCGACGTCGATCGGCACGCCTTCCAGGAACTGGTGCCAGGCCGCCAGCGCCATCTGGGTGTTCGCTGAGACCGTGTTGCCGGGACTGTAGATGGCGAAGAGCTGCGCAAGCTTCTCCGCCTTGACCTTGTCGCCGCCCGCGGCGTCCATGATCGCCTGGCTGGCGTTGGTGTACCAGTCCTTCTGGCTCTCGCCTTGCTTGGCGAGCTCGAGCAGCCAGTTGTGCATGCGCGCCATGTTCGAATCCGTCTGAGCCGTCGGCGGCGCACCCTTCTGGATAGCTGCCTTGTCGCCGAAGCTGCGCAGGAACTGACGCGCGGCCAGGACCTGCTCGCTGGTGGGGCGCGCGGTGAACGCGGCGTTCGCCGCGTCGGCGATGGGCCCTGAGAACTTGAAGACGCGGCCGGCCGTCTCGCGCGCCTTATTGACCGCACCAGCGATCTCCTGCGCCGAGGCGCCCTTGCGCAGCGCCTGCTGCTCAAAGGCAGCGATGACGGGGTCCTGGCGGCGCAGCGCGCCGGCCACGAACGCGCCGCCGGCCGCGCGGTAGAGGCGATCCTGGGGGCTCTGGTTCTCGTCGCCCGTCGAGGCCCCCGCCGCGGCGCCCAGCGGGGCGTAACCCGCCTGGGTGCCAGCGAGCGTGCGGCTCTTGTCGAGGCCAGACTGGAACAGGACGCGCACCTGGTGCTGGATGGGCTGGCCCGTATCCGGGTTGGGCATTGGGCGGACGTTTCCGCCCTGGTGGGTGATGCCGTCGAGGCCGGCGTCGGCGAGCACCTTGTTGACCGCCGCCTTACTGCCGGCTTCACCGCGGATCAGGTCGTACACCGCTGAGCCATTGACTTCAGGACGCGACCAACTCGCGACCTCGGCGGCCGTGTCGGGGTCTTGCAATGCATTCGGGCCCCAGAGCCGTTTCGCGATTGCCTCGGCCTGCGCCTGCGGAAGCGGCGCGTCCATGTCGAGCAGGTTCAGGTCATTCGGCACGCTGAGCGGACGCACCACTGCCCCGGGTGCGCGGTCCGCGGCTTCAAGCTGCTGCCGCTGACGAGCGAGGATGTCCTGCGCCTGCTGCAGCTTGGCTTGCAACTCTGCCCGCTGAGCGGGACGTGTTTCCGTCTCCAGCGCGCGCTGATACGTCGCGATGCTCGGCTCCAGGCGAGCGATGTTGCGCTGGAGCGCGTCGTAGGTCTCCTGCGTCGGCGCCCCCGCGCGCGTAGCCGCGGACTGCGCGTAGCCCTCCTCCTCGACACGCGCCGGCGCGCTTGCAGGCACCACGTCCCATCTGGGCAGATCGCTGCGTCGCAGGGACGTGTACTGCGCCAGCAGCTTGTCCTCGTCCGCGCGCATCGCCGCTCGCGCAGCGGCCTGCGTCGGGAAGATCTTGCTGCCCTGCGCCTCGTCGATGCTGCCGTCGCGCTTGAAGAAGCGTGCGCGCCAGCCTGTTTGCGCGGGATTGACGATGCCGCCGGCGATGCGCGGGTCGTCGGTCGTGTAGAAGCCTGGCCCGTACAGCGCACTCTCGTCCGCGCGCCCCAGATCCGCACGCTCGAAATCGCCGGCGGTGCCCGAGTAGACGCGCGTCATGTTGTCCTTGATCGACGTGGCGACCTGGCGCAGCTTGTCGACGTCGAGCGCGCCTGATTCGTCGGTCAGGAAGCGGCCGATGGGCCCCTGGCTGAGCTCGCGCATGATGTCGTCGACACTCGAGCGCGCCCAGCGGCCGATCGCGCTGGTGGCCACCGTCGTGGCCTGGCGCGCATTCTGGATTTGACCACCCGCCCAGCGGAATGGGGGAAGCTGCTGCGTTGGGCCGAACGCGGCACGATCGGCGGCCCTCGAGGCCGCACCGGCCGCCCCGCCGGCGAAGCGCTCCTCCATGCCCGTCGGAATCAGGAAGTTGGCGGCCTGGCCAATGATGTCGGCCACCGGCGTCGGGCCCAGGAATGGCAGTGTCCAGGTCTGCTCGGCCGGCACGACGTTGCTCGACTTCAGGAAGGCTGCCAGCGGTCCGGAGATGTCGGGGGCTTGCGCGCCCGGCGGCATCGGCGCGGCGCCGGCGGCCTCGGTGAGGCCAGACGGCAACTGGCGCCCGGTGAGCTCCTGCGCCAGGCTGAGGCCGGCGCCGATCGGGTTCTGCTCGCTCGCCTGACGCTGCGCCTCGGTGTTCGCCGCCTCGAGGCCCGCGCCGAGACGGCCAAGGTTGTCGGGCAGGCCAAGCACACTGTCGCGGATCTCACTCGGTGTCGAACCCGTCAGGCTGCGGCTGACGAAGTCGGTGGCCGGCCCAGCCACGGAGCCCACCGCCTGGCCGACGGGTGACTCGAGCGCCGGCCTGGCGTAGTTGTTGATCGCGTCAAAGCCCGGCCGCGCTGTCTGTACGCCCTGGTCAAACGAGCTGCTCAACTGCTGGCGCGCCGCGTCCAGGTTGGCCTGCATCTGCTGACGCCACTGCTCGTTGGCCTTGGCCTGGTCGTCGAGCTGCTTCTGCAGCGCCTGCATGCTGGCGTTCAACTGGTCGTTGGCCTGCTGCAGCGCGGTCTTGCCCTGGTTGACCAGCTCACCCGCCTGGTTGGCCACATCGGTGCTGGTCCTGGTCGCTGCGTCCAGCGCACTCTGGCCAGCGCTGGTGACGGCATTGCCCGCAGTGCTCAACGTCTGGTTGACCGTGCCGCCCAGATTGTTGGCGATACTCGAGACGATGCCCAGGTACTCGGGCTCCGCCGCGGTGAAGTAGCCGCCCTGCTTCAGGCCGTGCACGAACGTCGGCAGGTCGGGCGCGTTGACGGCGCCCTTGTAGCGATTCTTGATCAGGTCGATCCAGGCATTTACCGAGTCGAGCGGCGTCTTGTACTGGGCGAAGTCCGCGTTGGTGGCCACGCCGCCGTACTCGCCTTCGTGCGTGGCCATCGACGCCGAGCCGGCGTTGCCGCTGCCCTTGACCCCGAAGAGCTCGTTGCCGCCGGCCTTGCCGTAGTTCGACTCGCTGGCCATCATCGCCACGATCCAACTCGGATCGAGGCCGAGCTGCTTGGCCGCGTACGCGGCGTACGGCGCCGCAGAGCGCGCGAAGGCCTGCGGCGAGCTCGCGTCGATCGAGCCCAGGTCCGTCGAGCTGGTGGCCGGAGTTGTGGCCGGGGTGGCCGGATTCGCCGTTCCGGCCAGCGCACCTGACGGTTGCTTGGCGCCGGTCTCATACGGCCGCGGGTCGATGAGCTGGTTGAGCGGGTCGCCGTTGCTGGCGTTCTTGCGCACCTCGTAGTGCAGGTGCGGGCTGCCCTCGGTGCCGCTCTCGCCCATCTGCGCGATCGGCGTGCCGCGTTGCACCTGGTCGCCGATCTTCACGTTGGCGCTCTTGAGGTGCATGTACGCATGCGTCAGCCCGTCGGCGTCCTGGACGTAGACGATCAGGCCGCCGGCGCCGCCTGGGTCACGGAACACGTTGGTGACCGTGCCCGGCGTGAACGCGTCCACCTCGGTGCCGATGCCGCCGCCGTTGCTGGGCACCAGGTCGACGCCGCGGTGCGGTGTGCCTGTGCGGTAGTCGCCGGTGTAGGTCGCACCGAAGTCGAACTGCGTCTTCCAGTTCTTGCCCAGGTCGGGGCCGGCGCTCGCCGACGGCGTGACGCCCACGTCGGTCGGAGTGGCCGGCTCCTCGGTGTGCGGTAACGCGGTCGTCCCGGTGCCCTGCTGCTGCTGGGGCTGGGTGACGGACCTGAACCAGTCATCGAACTGCTTCAGCGCACCGCTCGGATCGGGGATCTGCGACGGCGACAACTGAGGGGAGCTCGTACCTGTCAGTTCAGGGGCAGGCGCTGCCGCCGGCGCAGGCTGAGACTGTACCGGCTGCGGCTCGGGGACCAGCCGCTGGTTGATCTTGGCCTGCTGCTGCGCGAACCAGGTGTCAAAGTCGTTGAGTGCCTGCTGGCCCTGGTCAGTGACCTGCTGACCGTCCGAGGCCGCGGCCTGCACCGCGGGCTGCGCCGCCGCCGCGATCTGCCGCTTCTGCTGCTCGAACCAGCTATCGAAGTCGTTCAGCGCCGCCTGGCCGGCATCGTCCTGGAGCAGGAAGCCGCCAGGCATCTAGAAGGGCGTCCCTGGCGGCATCGGCGGTGGCACGGGTGGTGCGTTCTGTTGCTGCAGCATGGCCTGCTGAATCGCCGCCTGCACCAGAGCCGGGGGCACCGTCTGGGTTTGCGGCACGAGAGACGGTGGCGGCACTGGTACAGGGGCCGGCGGCGCCGCTGCCAATGGAGGCACGGGTGGCGGCGCCGCAGCCAGGTTGATGGGCGCAATCGCTGGCGGAGGGCCGGCCGGCAATGACGGCGGCATGGCCTGGAGGCCGTTCTGCTCGAGGCGATCGGGATGCACCAGACCGATCGCCTCGGCGACGCGCATGAACTGCTGCGGGTCGCGCTGCGCCTCGTTGCCGAGCCACTCGCGGTCGCCGTCCAGGACCTTCTGACGGTAGAGCGTGCGCAACAGCTCGTCGCTGACGTGGGTAATGTCCGGCTCGCGCTTATCTGCGGCGCCGCTGAACAGTTGATTGCCGATGACCTCAGCGTCGCGGTTGACCTCTTCGGTGATCTGATCCCGCAGCAGCGAGACCTCGTTCTGGCTGGGCATGTCAGTAGCGGATGCTCTGCTGACCCGGCGGCAGTCCACCCGGTCCTATGCCGCCACCACCTGCGGCCGCGGCGCCGGCCATGACCTGGGGCCCTGGCGGTGGCTGAACGCCCGCACCGTTCGGGGCCGCTGCCAGAGCACCCATGTCCGGCACAGCCGGCGACCCCTCGAACACGCCCGGAGCGGGCGCGCCTTGCGGCACCGCCTGTGTCTGATCGGCCAGCACCCCATTCGCTGCCAGATCGGATGCCTGCTGCGCGAGCTGCAGGATGTCGCCGCGGCCAGCGAACATGAACACCTGGCTGTCGAGCCACTTCTGGTACTGCGGCGTCTGACGGATGCGGTCGCGCTCCTTCGAGCGGCGGATCTCGTCAGGGTTATCCCCCAGGTACTCGATCGCCTCGTCGGCACCCCATGTGCCCGCGGCCAGGCGCTCGTGCGCGTAGCGCGCGCGCATCATGTCGTCGGTCGGGAGCTGCTGCTGCACCTCCCAGCGGATGCGCACAGGCCGATCGAAGTCCTTCGGGCCCAGCCCGATGTAGCCACCTGATCCGATCTCGGCTTCACTATCGCCCGCCGAGTATCCGACGTAGATCTTCTCTTTGACCTTGTAGCGCGCCAGGTCCCAGAGTTTCTCGGTCTGACCCTTGAGCAGCGTCTCGAGGCCGCGGCTCACCGGCGCAACGCGCGTCCGCGAGTAGCTCAGCACCTGGCTGATGGCGAAGCCGGCGCCCTCCATGCCGCCCAGCGTGGTTACCTTCGGGCTTTCGAGCTGAGCGATCGCGCCATCGATCAGACTCATGTGCTTTTCCAGCGTCGCCGCGTCGGGGTATTCGATGCGCGCAAGCTGGCGGCCAGGCCCGTTATTGATGATCTCGCCGGGGAGGGGCCCAGGATCGCGCTCACGCGGCTTGCCGTCGTTGCCGATGACTGGCGCTGCGCTCGAATCGCCAAAGCTCTGGAGTGGACTCAGCAGGTCACGCGCAACGTATTGGGCGTGCATTGCGCGAAGGTACTGGCGGTACTTCACCAGCCAGAGCTTGGTCTGGCTGATGCCCCAGCCTACCTTGCGGCTGCGCCAGTAGCTCATCCACAAGCCTGGGCCGAAGTCGTACGGCACGCCGAACGGGTAGCCGTGCTCGAACTGCTTGACGATCGCGCTGGTCGGGTTGCCGTTGTAGTTGGTGCCGGCCACGGTCCACGTGCACCACTTCTCATCCCAGTGCTCGTGCATCGTCACGCTGTACGGCAGCACGCGCGGGTTGTTTTCAGCCTGGGGGCGGCCAAGCGCCTCGGGCACAATGTTGCCGACCGCGTCCAGGTCGAGGCGATAGCGGCGCAGCGTCGAGCGCAGCGGGCGCTCGGTGATCTCGAGCACCTCGCACAGACGCCCGCCGCTGAAGACGGGATAGACGCAGCGCGGGTCGACGTACATCCACGAAAACGGCGGCCCTGCGGCCTTCTTCGCATCCTCAGTGTCGCGCTCGTAGGCGGTGTAGCTCTGGCTGTAGCTGGTATAGCTCTGGCTATAGCGCAAGTCCCAAGCGTCGCGTGTGAACAGCAGCTTGCTCCAGGCGCCGCCGTCATTCAGCGCAGCGTCGGTGCACTGCGCCATGGTGTCCTGGCCTGGCTCGCGTGTGCCGCACTCCCAGAGCGTCTCCTCGGTCCAGTGCTCGCGCAGGCTGGCGTTGGTCTGCGCCGTGTCACCCTCGCCTGCCTTGAGCGTGAGTTTCGGGCGCTCCATGGTCATAATCGCCGTCTGCTGGAACGCCTCCTCGGTGACGTCCGGGTCGCGTGGGTCGACGTTGACCAGCGTGTAGCGCTGGTCCGCGCCGGCCATCGCGGGCACGCGCATCTCGCGCTGCTTGCGCGCGTCGTCGAGCTGGCGATCGTCGTCGAGGTACAGGTCGCCGAGCTCACTGGCGAGTGCGCGCAGGTACTCCGCACTCGGTGGCTTGTCAGCCATTAGTGCGTATGCTCAGCCTCGTCACCGAGTGCGTTCATCGGGATGGCCTGCTGTTGCAGGTTTGACAGCGCCTGCTGGAAGAGGCCGCCGCTGCTGAGGCCGCCGGAGATGGAGTAGAGCGGGTACATGCCGCCCCAGTACGGGCCATAGTGGTAATGGACGGTGGGGATCACCACGTCACAGTGCTCGCAGTGACGGTGTGGGTAGCCGACGTGGCAGCACGGTCCACGTCCGCCGCAAGCCAGGCTCATGCGCGATCTCCTTTGCTAGCCATTGGCGAGGACCTCGCGCGCCGCGGCGATCCACGCGGTCTTCAGCGCGTCGGTCATGTCGTCCCATTGCGGCAGGACGTCGCCGCTGATCAACGACACCCAGCCCGTGTTCGTGCAGTACGCCTCGTAGCAGATCCGCCCCAGGCGCTCGTCCTCAGCTTGCATCGTCATCCGCGTACGTACCTCGCCCAGACGTCGTACAGGCCGCGCTGATTCGATTGAATCATTGGCGGCGACTCGGTCAGCTTGTGGCCGGTGACGGAAAAGAAGCGACGGGCCGTCATCTCCACCCAGTCACGACGTCGACGACCCTCGGGCAGCGTGCCGCGCACGAAGATGCGATACCCGTCACCGCTCGGCGAGTGCTCGGTGTACGAATCAACCGTGCGCACGATGCGGTCGGCGTCGAGGCGGTGTTCGCTAATGTGGTCCAGGTCGATGCCGACCAGGCCAAAGCGATAGTTGAGCGCGAAGCTGACACCGTCGTACGGGCGCTGCCCCTGCTTCGGCACCAGGCGGTCCTGGTACGCGCGCCAGCAGTCCTCGAAGTCCGACCAGGTTGCGATGTCCGCCGGATCCGCCACCTCGCCAGTGAACGGGTCATACGGTGGTTTGGACCATCGGTTGTCCGCATACTCGTACGCCCAGTTGGCCCAGGCGTGGTGGCGGCGCAGCTCGAGCGGAATGCTGAGCGGGTCGACACGGAGCGGCCCATTCGGCGGCGGACCTTTCTGCGGCGCGCGCGCCTTCGGGGTCTGGTACTGCTCAAGCCAGCGCGGCGTGATCACGGCTCGCGCGTGAGTGTAGCGCGCACAGGTCATGGACTCCATTACCTGTTTAGGAATGGACTCCATGACCTGGGGTAGGCGGTGCAGTGCTACGTTGCCGGCTGCACCGCAGCCGGCGCTGCCAGGCGAGGCCGCGGCCGCGGAATCGGGACCGGCGAGCTGCCGAGCTTGGTGTTCGTGTTGCGCGTCACCTGACTCAGCCACCGACTAAGCGTCGCGATATCGGGCGGTGCATCTGTACGCACCACAATGCTGAGGCTCGTGTACCAACCATCACTGCCCTCGCGGCTCTGAAACCCTACGAGCTGGCCTGATCCTGTCGAGTCAATCATCACACTGTCCTCTCTTGCCACTCATGAATCCATGGATCGGGGACCACTTCACGCGCCATACGCGTCATCACCCAGCAGAGCAGCACCCCATCGTGATCGAAGGCTGTCACCTCAAGACCTTGAGCCAGCCCCCAGCGAATGAACGCTTCGTTGGCGTTTCGGAGTCGCTGAGCAGATGTCAGCGGATACACCTCGAGCTTCTCCACCATCTGCCGATCACTCGGCCGACGTCGGCACGTGCCGAAGGCTTCCAGATAGTCCCCCCAAAACTCGGATGGGTTATGCAACCGCGGTCGACCGATAGCCCGACCTTACGCCTGGACGCGGCAGACCCAAGCGTTTTGGGTCAGGAATGCTGAGAAATTCAGTGCTTTACCCGCGCGACGCTGATCACCTCGTAGTCGCCGTCGTCCTCTAGATGGACGGCATTCGCGGCCTGCTGGAAGTCCTTGGCGTGCACGATGGTGGTCTCGGTCACCGTCCTGGTGTACGTGACCAGCCACTCGGTCAACACGGAAACTACCCCATTGGTGGGTGCGGCCTCAACGTGCCCGTTCGATGATGGCGCCGTGCTTTGACTCATAACGTCCTCCTGGGACTCGAGCTCACGGTTGCGCTCCTCGACGAAGAGGCGCGCGCTCTCGGCGATCGCGGCGTAGTTCGGCCGGTACGGCCGTGGTGACCGAGGCGGCGGTGACGACCAGCGTTGCTGCCGGCGCTGGACCTGGTCCGCGTTCTGAAGATGTGTGCGCAGCGGCACGCCCGCCTCGCGCAGGATGTTGTAGAGCGTCGTCGTCACAATGTTCGTCACGTTGCAGATGTCGTTGACGAACATGCCATCGCGGTAAGCGGTGATCACCTCCTGGACCTCGGGCTCGGTCAGGATCGTCGGCGGCGGGTCGCCGGCATTGGCCCCGCCTTTGTGGAAGTGCTTCATGCCCACGTGCTCCTGCCGTTCAGACTCAGGCGGACCGTCGAGCGCGGACTGCTCTGGCTCGGCGGCCGACTCCTCATGTGTGTCAGCGGTCTCGTTGTCAGCCGCCCAACCCGGCGGGAGCGTCAGCGGCATATTTCGTTCGCTGAGCCTGAACAGCTCCTGGTGCACCGTTTCGAACTGCTGCTCCGGCGTTTTGCCGTCGAGCTGCTGGTGGATTTCGACATCCAGAATCGCATCGTGAATCGCCTCGTTCGGCCTGCTTTCCAAGTTCAAATACGCCAACGTTCCGCCTTCTTGCTGCGCGTGGTTGTCGAGAATGCCGCCCCTTCTTGCGGCACGTTTCAACGCGCGTCTCCCCTTCACGGCTTGCCTTTCTGCTTGAAGTGCCGGCTTGACGAAGTCGAAATAGCACCGCGCGCACTGATCGTGGCCGGCGTGCGCAGTGCCCATGCACCCCGGCCCCTGGTACTGACACCTCCGATGTGACGTTGAGGGCATCTGGTTATGCTGCCCCTGGCGTACTCACCAACGAATCACCACCCTTTCACCAACTCAGCGCGAGAATGAGTAGCTCGAGCGCCGCGGCGCGACGTCCACGGCGGCGCCGAGATTCGCCAGGCACAACGCGATGACGGTGTCGTCGTGCATGCCGGACGGCGCCGCGTAGCGGATCATGCCCGTCGCCGTCTTCGTGCTTTCGAACGCGAGGAGCTCTGCCTGCTGCACCTGGTCGTCGAGCAGCGTGAGCTCGCCACGTTCGATGTTCAGCGCGAGCCTTTCGATCGCGGCAGCTTTGCTGGCGTTGTCGTTATGCCAGCCGTACACCGGCAGCGCCGCGCGCGGCTTGCCGATCAGGCGCGCGTAGCCACGCTGCAGGCGCTCGACCAGCGGTCCGCCCATGCTGTTACGCTCGGCGACGATCTGCGTCGGGTGGTACACGCCCACCCACTCATGCAGGCGCTCCGTCTGCACTTCGAAGTCCAGGTCGGTGAAGCGATCCAGCGCGACCTGCTCCATCGTCGTTGCATCAAGCACGCTGATGACGGTGAAGTCGTTCGATCTGCCCCAATCGCAACCAAACGTGTACACGTGCCCGCGCTCCGGTGGCCGCGGCTTCAACCTGGACACCGCGCGCACGCCACGGAACACGCCCGCGCCCTCAAGGCTCAGGAACTGCGCGAGGTATTCCTGGGCAAACGTCCGCTCGGGCAGCTCGTGGCGTGCTGCCTCGATCTCTGCCGGCGAGATGAAGGGATTCACCGACGTCGGCATCTGCCACGAGCGCCAGTCCGTCTCGAGTGGATCCTGGCCGCGCGTGAACAGCGTGTAGAAATCGTTCAGTCCGCGCGGCGTGGACATGAACCAGCCGTCACCGCGGAAGTCGGTCAGCGTCGGGCGGATCGCCTGACCCCACACATCAGCCAGGTGCGGGATCATCGCAGCCTCATCGACGACCGCGAGCGCGTAGCGTCGACCGCGCGCAGGATCGCCCGTGTCTGTACTCCAGCACTCCAGTACGCCGCCGCCATACAGCTCGAGGCGGTGCTCCTGCTCACTCTTATCGACGATGACCTCGGCGACGACCGCCTTCAGCTCGCGCCAGAACTCCTCGAGCAGCTTGTACGTCGGCGCGAAGTACGCCGCCGGCCGCTGGGTAAGCGCGCACTTCGTGAGCAGGCGCTGCGCAAGCTTGCTCTTGCCGGCGCGACGCCCGAGCGCGACCGCGTTGAAGCGCGCGGCCTCGGCAATGATCTGCGCCTGGGCCGGATGTGGGGCGGCAAGCCTAACTGTGCGCTCGACCGTTGAGCTCATACGCCTGTTCGATGACGATCGGCTGGGGCTCGTCGATCACACGGATGACGACCTCATGCTCGCCCTTGACCTCCACCGTCGCCTTGAAGCCGGCCAGCTCGAGCACGTACTTGCTGGCATTCAGGCGCACGGAGTCCTGGTCGGCGCTTTCGATCATCTGCGCCAACGCGTTGATGGCCGGGTGGACCAGCGCGCGCAGGCGCTCCTCCGCCTTCGCCAGGTTCTGCGGTGCCTTGCCGCCGTGCATGTGGCACACGAGCTGGCCGCGCATGGGACGGTGCTGGCAGCGGTCGCCGTCGCGTGTGAGCGCTTTGCACAGCATGGGGTTGACGTTGACCATGGGGTTACCTCAGCGCCGCCCGCTCGACTTCTTCGTTTCCTTGCGCGGCACGATCTCTGGCTCGTGGTCGTAACAGAACTCCAGGCCACGTCCGCAGCCGCCGCAATACTGCCCCATCAGGAACCGGACCTGCAGTCCTCTCACGTGGTCGTCGCAGCGCGGACACACACCACACACCAGCTTTTCTCCAGGCTTCGGCGGATACCGCGGGTCGAGCACTGCACGACGCACGCTCACCGCGCGAACTCCCGCTGGATCACATACGGCGACGACCTGAGCAGCTTTCTCACCGCGCCTTGCTCCTTCGCATGGTGCGACACACAGCAATACCGACGCTTTGGATAGTTGGCACTGCGCGGGATCAGCCGCCCGCAAAACAGGCAGTACCGCCCTCGTTTCAGCAGCCTCACGGCGCCCATCACGCGGGCATCCGTATTTCTATATTCCTATATTCCATAGGAATACAGAAATACGGAAACTCCATCGAGTTTTGGGCTCTCATGAGCCCAACGTCCGGCGGTGGTATTGGAACGGATCGCGGGGCTTCCCAGCGCCCCGAACCTGGATCTCGCCGAGCTCCGCGAGCTCCTTGACGGCACGCCAGCAGAGGTTACGCTCGAGCCCCGCGGACTCGCGGATCTTGTCCGTCACCGGCCAGTAATCGTCGGCAAATTTCTCGAGCGTCGTGAGCACGCGTGCCTTCGCGTCATCAAGCTTCAACACCGTCACCAGCTCGCCCAGGCCGACCGTGCCGTGTTCCTCATCCATGGGTACTGCTGTCTCCGCCAGGTCGGTGCCATAGCGCTGCACGCTGTTGATGGTGCGCTGGTTGTCCTTCAGTCGCCGCATCAGCAGCAGCGTGTCCACTGCGCCGAAGATCGCCGTGCTGCCGAGCACGTCGTCGCCGCCCTCGCGCACCATCTTGCCCAGGTGGTGCGTCAGCGCGATATGGCAGCCGGTGGTGCGCGCCAGCTCGATGATCGGCTCGAGCTCGCGCGTCAGCTCGGCATAGTCGGAGCTGTCCTTAACGCGAACAAGCTTGAAGATCGGATCGACCACCACCAGCACCGGCTGGTACATCGCGATCGCCACCGCCAGCGCCTGCAGACCCTCCCTCGAGCTCGCCGGCGCCGCGCCGACGTGCAGGTGGAGCGATTCATCCGTGCCGCCCATCATGCGGAAGTGGTTGATCACCTCTGCACGTTTTTCCTCCAGTGCCAGGTACAACACCGTGCCCTGGTGGCACTGCCGTCCCAGGAACACGCCGCCGCGCGCCACCGCCATCGACAGGTTGCGGACCATCACCGACTTCCCAACCTTCGGCTTGGCTCCGAATATAGATACTCCGCCGCTCGGTAGCAGACCGTCCGCCAGATACGCCGTAAGTTCGAGCGGCTCGGACAAAACCATCTCGAGCGCGGAGAATTGGAAGCCTTTCTGACTTCCAGTATTCTGCGTATTTCCCGTATTTGGGAACACGCTGGGAACGATGAAATGCGTGCTAAGGAAGTCCGCCAGCTCCGGCCACCGCTTGCCGATGGTGGGCAGCCCCTCCACCTGCTGGTTGCCCAGGATCTTCGCGGCGCTGCCCTCGCACAGGCGGTCGATTTCTTCCGACCAACGGCGCTGCTTGTCGCCGATGAACTCCAGGTCGCCCGACGCGAGCGCCACTTCTTTGAGCATCGCCGCGGCCGGCTCCGCGCCGATCTGACGGGTCAGGAAGCCTGACAGGGGCAGCAGGTAGTCCGTGTGGCGGCTGACGCCCAGGTCGGTCGGCCAGGACGCCGCCATGGCGGCGACGACCGCCGCGTTGTGTACGACGTTGCTGCGCGCCTCCGACCAGGCCGTCATCGGAGCCTCCGGAGACGGCTCAGCCGTCTCCCCGAGCTGCCGCGCGCGCGCCCAGACGCCGACGAGGTACTCGTTCGGACTCCACTCCTCGTCGGGCGCCGTCGGGATCGCCGCCCGTGGATGCTCGGCGAGCTCCAGGATGGCGGGCATATCCTTGCCCAGCACCTCGGCAAGCTCGAGCCGCACCTTGTAGTGGTTGCCTTTGACGTTCAGCGTGTTGGGCAACCGCCACAAGCGCAATTTGTCGTAGATGCTCTTGTCGAACAGGATCTTGCCCATGAGCTCGACCGCGGCGCGGCGCTCGTACACGTGCAGCTCGGTTGATGGCTCGAAGCCACCGAAGAGCACATGGGGGATCTCGAGATGGAAGCCCTTCGACCCTGAAAAATAAAAGCGCAACGCGTCGAGCGGGACGTCCTCCATCGCCAGCTTGTGGACGAACTGACGCACCCACTCGAGCGCGTTGGCGGGGTCGTTGCGATCATCGAAATCGAAGGGGAGTGACGCGTCCCAGACCTCCCCTTCGTACCCGGCAACGCTCTGATGCTCAGCGACCCACTCCGCCAGCGCGATCGGGCCGCGGCGGTGGGTGATGTACCGCTCGGCGCCCTGGTCGTCGAAGTTGACCTCGCGCAGGCGCTGGACGTGGTTGCGGCGGTTCACGCCGCCGAAGGCCGTATCGACGTACACGTACGTCGCCGCGACGTTGTCAAGCATCGGCGAGCTGCTCCCTCAGGGACTTTTTGGGCGCCGGTCCTGCTGCCACCTTCGACGTGCGCCCGAGCGCCGCGTGCACGCCGGCCTGGGAGTGATTGGTTTCGTCGGGATTCAGTGGCAATACGTCGCTCGCCTCGACCAGGTACGCCGTCCGCACACCGCCCGTGCCTTCCGCCCAGGTCTTGACCTCGAGCAGCCCGATGACGCTCAGATGTTTGCCGACGGCACACCAGCGCGCGAGCTGCGCCTGGTGCTGGCCGGCGTAGCGCACAACCATGGCAGGTTGTGCGCGCCGGCTGTCCACGACCTTGCCGCGGATCTGGAGCAGCTCGTTGCCATTAACGTCGAAGCGCACGTCGGGCGCATGCGTCACGGTCATTCGGAACTCAGCCCGAATGCCCTCCAATCCTCCAGCCAACGATCGACCTCTTTCTCGAACCGCTTTGACTCCACCAACGCGGCGTTCGTGTGATCTTTGAAGAAGCGCTTCTGTGCGCGGCGCATGTCGAGCGCGAGCTGTAAGAACGCCTCAACGTCGACGATGAACGACGTCTCAGAATGGGAGCTCGCCATCGCCCTCGGATGCCTCGTCCGCCGTGGGCACCGCCGCGACGGGCGTGCCGCGCTCCAGCTTGACGACGTAGTTGTGGTACGAGTTTTTGCCAGCCTGACGCGGCTGCTCCAGCCCGACGTACTTCACCGCCACGCGGTCGCCTGGACGCGGCTCGAGCTGATCGAACTTCTTCTTCAACACCGCGCGGAACAGCGCCACGCCGTACGCCACCCCGTCGTCCTCGTCCTCAACGATGGCGATCTGCGACGGGCCGAAGTCGGTCACGATCGTCTCGTAGCGCAACAGCTCGCCGACGATCATCGTGTCTGGGATGTCGTCGGGGTTCCAGCGCAGCGGCAAGCTGCCATCGTCGATCTCTGCTGCATGGCGCAGTGCGTCCTGGGTCATTCGACTTTCCTCTTTCGATGTGTCCTGGGTTTCACCAGGCTTTCTTCGGCGGGCAAACACCACTCCTTGATCGTCTCGAGTGACAGCACCTCCAGGTCGTTGATCTGGCGCACACCAGTCATCGCCGCGATGTCGCGCAGCAAGTCGCCGCGCAGCCCCGGGTGCAGCGCCGCCCAGGGCTCGAGCTCGACGTGCAGGTGCAGGCTCACGCGTACGCCAGCGCGCGCTGAATGAGCTCGACAGCGCTGCCGTCCAGGATCATGTCGTCGGTCACACGGATCACCCTCCAGCCCAGCGCTGCGGCCAGCGAGTACTTGCGGCAGTCTTCGCTGTAGCCACTGCCGCGCGTGTGGCGCCCCTGGGCCCAGATCGCACCTTCGACCTCGACGCCCAGGCGCTGCGCCAGGTACGCGCCGTCGAAGCGGTAGCGCCGCCCCTCAGCCTGAGCGAACGGATACTCGAGTGCGGGCCGCGGCAGTCCAGCCTGCGCCAGGCGCTCCCACAATGCCCACTCCAGCTTGTGCGTCGCGGCGTTATGGAGGATCTTCTGCGCCGGTGTCGGCTTCACGGCAGAACTTCGACCAGCGCGTAGCTGCCGTACGCGCGCGCCAGGTCTGGGCGCCGCCACAGATCCAGCCAGCCGACCCAGCCCAGCCGCCCGCGGTCGGTGCAGACGAACGTCTCGCCGTCGTCGAAGCGGAAACGGCTGCCCAGGGGGAAGTTCCAAGAGCACGCCGTCTGGCCATAGCCCGCCCGCACGCCGCTGAAGGTGACACCGGCTTCGACGTAGTAGGTCAGGCGCACCCACGCCAGCTCGCCCTCGTCAGCATGTGCGGTGGGCCCGCACACCGCCAGGAAGAGCAACGAGAGCAGCGTGCCGCCGACCATCGCCACCCGACACCTCAACGCGCGCGTGTCCCATTGCTGAGGTAGTCGGTCAGGCCCACCTGGGCGTCGGCGGTCTCCGTCCGGTCCGGTCCAGCACTGAGCGCGTTGGCAACTGCTCCCTCGCTGGTTCCGTCCACACCGGTCCGACCACCGACACCCATGCCCTCTACGAGCACGTCAAGGGCTCTGGCGGCGCGCCGTTCGTTGCCCTCGTTCAACGCCGCGTTGAGCGCCGTCATCGTCATGATGGCATCGCGGAAGCCATCGCGGAAGCCGATGCGGTAGCCGTCGTGGCAGCCCTCGGCGTACTTGTCGCGACTCACGCGACCGTCTCCTCGAGCTCGGGGTCGTGCTTGCCTAGCGTGATCTCGAGCTCACCGCGATTGAGCTCGTCTCTGACCAGCCAGACCAACCAGGTCCGCGGCGACACGCCTTCTTGTTCGGCGCGGGCCACCAGCCTCTCGTTCCAGGTTCGCGGCACATCAAGGACATATCGCATGCCGCCCAGTGTCGAATTCGGCCACCGCGCCGAGGTTGCTAATCTACTACGTCAAGTTTTTTCTGACAGAACTACTCCCCCACATCTCTTCGTTCTGCCATTCCTCGTACTTGCGGTCCAGGGTGTCCTTGGCAGTTTCGTCGGGGTGCTCTTCCAGCTCGGCGATGTGCTTGAGCCGCTTCTGCCAGGTGCCCTGCGCCAACTTCGTCTCGTACGCGAGGCGCGCCAGCGTTGGCCTGCCCAGCGTCGGCATGTCGAGCCGATCCTTGTTGCGCTTGCCGCGCAGGTCCTCGCGATCCTCGTCGTACACCTTCTCGAACAGGTCCTCGAGCTGGTGGCACCACACCTCGATTCTGTCACCGCCGGTGCCAGGTAGCCGCGGCTGCACTACACGCGCGGCACGCGAATGAAGGTTGCGAGGTGGTCCGAGCTGGTACGCCAGGATGCGCGCGCGGATGATCAGCACCGGCTGCATCTGCGCGTCCGCGAAGGGCGCCATGTCGCGATACATGGTCCCGTCGCCGGCCTGCACCCAGTAGTCGTAGGCAACCTTGAACCACCATGGCGCAAGCGGCTGCGACGGCAGTGACTCGCCGGCGCGGAGACGCGCGGACAGGCTCAACACCTCAGGGTAGACCGCGTTCATGCTCTCGCCTGGGCGCATCACGCTCAGCGTGGGCTGCCCCTTGAGCTCGTCCAGGGTCTGCACCATCAGGCGCTGGAACACCCCGTTCGAGCCGTGAATGCGATGGTCGTCGGTGACTTCGAACATGAAGAACTCACCGGTGCTGACAAGCTGCTGAAGGATTGCGGGGAATGCGGCTGCGCCCGCAGAGTCGGAAACCACTCACGGCCCCCCTCAAAGAGGAAGTGTTGTGGTCGCCACGAGGTCTGTCCACGACACTGGGCGGGGTCGCTACTCTCGACCCCCGCGGGCTGGCCATTGGGTGACCTGGTAGCTATTCAGCCACGCCCCACGAAGGACCAAGCTACCAATCTGTTATTCAACTATGAACCGAACGTATGTGTCAGATTGTGGCGCAGCCGTTACCAGCTTTCAAGACACCTGTTTCACGCGACAGGTATTTGCCGGCTAACAGATTGTTAGGCCGGCATCGACCAGGAACGCCACGCTGACGGGGTGAGCGAAGCGTCAGAGCCGACCCGCCTACCCGTCAAGCCCATCCCCTGGCGCGTCTACGAAATCCTGGCCCGCGTCAAGCTGCGTCAGGTCCAGGCCGACCTGGACGCCGGCATCGGTGACCGTGCTCAGCTCGAGGCCGAGCGCGACCTGCTCGAGCGGCTGCTGGCTACGCCGCCAGCAGCTCGAAGTGCGGCCTGACGCCGCGGTTGCAAACTAATCGGATTTTCTTGAAGGCGTTTTCAGAAAGCAGACTGACCTCGCCGGCCCACTCGATGCGCGCGTACTTCGGCGGCTTCTCCTGGATCAGCACGCCGTTGGCGCCCTCGGCCAGGTGGATCGTGCCGCGGATGCCAAGCAGCTCCAGGACCTCGCGCCGCTCGGCCGGGGTGGCCAGCTCCAGCCCGCGGCCGCCGAGCGTGCGCAGCAGCTCGCGGAAGGCGACCACGTCTTCGGCACTGAGCCCTGCGGCGCGCGCGGTGCCGGCCTCGCGCTCGCGGTCGGCTCGCAGGCCGACCAGCAGCTTCTTGGCCTCGTCCTTGGCGCGCTGCGTCGAGGCGCGATCGTCGTCATCGTCGAAGTCGTCGTCGAGCAGCTTGGCCGTGGCCTTGTCCAGGCGCTTCTGATACCTGGCGATCTCGCCGTCGATGGCCTCGAGGCGGTCGGCGTTCTGCTCGAGCTCGGCGTCGTGCCGCTCGGTTGAGGCGGCCAGACTGGCATCGAAGGCGTCCACGTTGGCGATCGCAGCGACGACCTGCCGCCAGAGCCAGTCTTCGATGACCTCGGCGCGGATGCCTGGCAAGGGGCAAACGTCGCCGCCATCCTTGACGCGTGAGGCGAACTTGTTCGCGCACCAGTAGTAGCGCCGGCGCTGCACGACTTTCTCCTGCGAGTGCAGGATCTGCGACTGGCCAGGCCTGGAGCAGTGTCCGCACTCGAGGAGCCCGCGCAGCACGAACGGGTCCTCGCGTTCAAGCTTCTTCTTGAGCCAGCTACTCGGGCGACGGTAGCGCCGCGCCATCGCCTGCTGCACCGCCTCAAAGTCGGCCTTGGTCACCAGGTGCGGCACGTCGAACTCCTCGACGCCGTAGCGGTAGCGCCCCATGTAGACCTCGTTGTTGAGGATCTCGGCAACGGTGCCAGGGTTCCAGCCGCCCTTCGGAGCCTTGCGCTGCTCGCGCATCTGACGCGGCGTCTTGATGCTGGCGGCGTCAAGTCGCTCGGCGACCTGGATGACGGAGCAGGTCCGTGCGAGGGTGAAGATCCAGCGCACGATCGTCGCCTCCGCCGGCACCTCGACCAGGCCGTTCACACGGTGCTTGGCGTCGTCGTTGCGGGTGTAGTCGTAGCCGAACGGCGGCGGGCCGTTGCCGACCACGCGCTGATCGCGAGCCTTGGCGTGGCGTGCGCGCGCCGTTCGGAACGCGATCATCTCTTTTTCCAGCTCGGCGAGCGCAAACGCGTCAGCCTCCATGCGGCGGCGGATGTACCGCTTCATGGGGTGGCCGTCACTGTCGTCGATGTCGGGCAGATTGCCCCAGATCACGCGTATGCCGTACTTGGCGAGCTGCGCGGTGAGGGTCAGGCCTTTGGGTGTGTCGCGAGCGAAGCGGTCCGTAGCGGGCACCAGGAGCGTCTTGAAGCGCCCCAGCTTGGCCAGGTCGAGCATCTCGTTGAGTCCCGGCAACGTCCAGTCCGCGCCGCTGGCGTTCTGGTCGACGCCGTCGACGAAGCGCAGCTCTTTCGGCAGGATGACGTGGTTCTCCACGGCCATCTCATCCACGTCGCGGGCGCTGACCTTGAGGCCGTAACCGAACTCGGCCTGCGCCATGGTGCTGACCCGCTCGTAGGACGCGGCGATGTTGTCCTCGACGGCCTCCGCCTTGACGACGACCAGCGCGCGCTTGCGGTTAGCCACCGATCACCTCCTCAGGCTTGACCTTCAGCGCTCGAGCGATCTTGCGCAGGGTGGACGGCAGCACGTTCGGGTCTCCGCCCTCGAGGCGGACGATGGTGGTGTGCGCGACGCCGGCCAGCTTGGCCAGGTCGCGTTGCGAGAGCGCGCGGCGCGTGCGCAGCGTTTTGAGGTTGGCCAGAGCGGGCACCGTTGTCACA